AACTAATATTGCAAATGTAAATACAGTAGCAACTAATATTGCAAACGTAAATTCTGTTGCTTCAAATGTAGCAGGTGTAAATAGCTTTGCTGAAAGATATAGAATTAGTGCAACAGCTCCATCTACAAGTTTAGATAGTGGCGATTTATGGTTTGATACTACTGCAAATAAATTAAAAGTTTATGGTGCGGCAGGATTTGAGTTAGCTGGTTCTTCAGTTAATGGAACAACTAATAGATTTATTTTTACAGCAACGTCTGGTCAAACAACATTTTCAGGAGCAGATGATAATACAAATACATTAGCTTACGATACTGGCTACATAGATGTTTATTTAAACGGAATTAGATTAAATCCAGCAGACTACACAGCTAGTGATGGTTCAAGCATAGTCTTGGCAACAGGAGCGGCAACAAGTGATATTCTTTATGTTGTAGCTTTTGGAACATTTAGTTTAGCTAATATTAATGCCAACGATATTTCTACAGGAACATTAAATATTGGAAGAATTGGTGATGCTTCAATTACTAATGCTAAACTTGCAGGTTCTATTACAAATGACAAACTTACAAATTCATCAATTACTATTAATGGCAATAACGTATCATTAGGTGGTTCAACTACAATTAATGTTGGAACATTTCCAACAGTTACTTCTATATCGCCATCTACAGTAACTAATGATGCTACATCTTTTACAATTACAGGAACTAATTTTACGTCTGTTCCAATAGTAGAAGCTGTTAATTCATCTACAGGTGCAATTATAAGAGCAAATTCAGTATCTTTTACTTCTTCAACTTCTATCTTAGCTAACTTTACAATTACAGTTGATGGAACATATTTTATTAGAGTTGAGAATAATGATGGTTATGCAGTTAGAAGTGCCAACGCAATACTAACTGTATCTGATGCTCCAGTTTGGAGTACATCTGCTGGAACTTTAGGAACATTTAGTGGTGGTGGTTCAGTATCAGCTACAGTATCAGCAACGTCAGATAGTGCAGTTACTTATTCTGTAGTATCAGGAAGTTTACCTACAGGTATATCTTTAAACAGTTCTACAGGAGCAATCACAGGAACAGAGAGTGGTGCTACTGCTGATACAACTTATTCATTTACAATAAGAGCAACAGACGCAGAAACACAAACTGCTGATAGAGCTTTCAGCATAACAATATCAGTAGGAATTAACAATGGAGTGCAATTTAATTAATTATGCCTAATACATTTTTTACAAGAACAATAGGAACACCAACAAGTACAAAAATACTTACATTGTCGGTTTGGTTTAAAAGAACTGCTTTAAACGAAGGTAGATTAATAAGCTCTTGGAATGGGGTAAATTCACAATTTTGGACTATGATTACTTCCGATAAATTTTTTTTAGGTGATTATGATGGTAGTTATAATGTGGATATACAAACTAACAGATTATTTAGAGATACATCAGCTTGGTATCATCTAGTAATAGCATGCGATTCAACACAAGCAACTTCTTCTAATAGAATAAAAATTTATGTTAATGGTGTTCAAGAAACATCATTTTCAAGTTCAACTTATCCTAGTCAAAATTTAGATTTTAATTTTACAAATAGTGGAGATAGTTGCAGAATTGGAGTTAGAGATGCTGGAGAATATTGGGATGGATTAATGGCTAATCTTTATTATATTGATGGTCAGGCATTAACTCCTTCATCATTCGGCGAAACAGATGCAACAACTGGAATATGGAAACCAAAATCATATTCAGGTTCTTATGGAACAAATGGATTTTTCTTAAAGTTTGAAAATAGTGCATCACTTGGAACAGATAGTTCAGGTAATGGAAATAACTTTACTGTTAATGGAACTCCTACACAGACTGTAGATACTCCTTCAAATGTTTTTTGTACTCTTAATGCTATTCAAAATGGTAATGGAACTACTTCATCTTTATCTAATGGAAATACAACAGCAGGAACAAATGACAATAGAGGTGTCGCTGGTACTTTAGGAGTTAACAAAGGTAAGTGGTATTGGGAAGTTAAAAATGTTGGAACACAAACAAATCAAAGATTTGGTGTAAGCAATAGAGCAAATGAACAAGATGGAGATGCTTCTCCAACAGGAGATACAGCTAACGTTAGAAGTTATGTTGGTTTAAATTATCAAAAAAATTATTCTGCTTCATCAGGAACAACAAATAATTCATTTATAGGAACTAATGGAACAGTTTTTGCTTTTGCTCTTGATTTAGATAATGGAACTATGGGTAGATATGTTAATGGTACATTAATTAGTACAGATACTACATTACCTTCAGATAATAGTGTTACATTTTTTCCGTTTACTTTTGTAACATTTAATAACGGAAACTGGAACCAAGCTCAGTTTAATTTTGGCAACGGAGTATTTGGAACAACAGCAATCTCATCTCCTTATTCTGATGGTGCAGGTTTAGGTAAATTTCAATACGCAGTACCAGCAGGTTACTACTCGCTATGTACTAAAAATATTAACTCACAAGGATAACTCATGGCTTATACAACAATTAATAAACCTACAGACTATTTTAATACTATTATCTATTCTGGTACTGGTTCTAATCAAACAATTACAACTGGATTTAAACCAGACTTCGTTTGGACAAAAAGAAGAAATGGTGCATACAGTAATGAACTTCAAGATGCTGTAAGAGGAGTTACAAAAGTTAATTATACTGACGGTTTAGGTGCTGAAGATACAGTATCACAAAATATACAATCTTTTAATTCAACTGGTTATGTTCAAGGAACTGGTGCTGGTGTTAATGCAAGTGATGGAACTTATGTAAGTTGGAATTGGTCTGCTTCAGGAACAACTCCAGTATCAAATACTTCAGGAACTATATCTTCTTCAGTATCAACTAACTCAACAAGCGGATTTAGTATTATAAGTTATACTGGTAATGGAACTTCTGGTGCTACTGTTGGACATGGTCTGGGTGTTACACCTGCTTGTTATTTTATGAAATGTAGGTCAAACTCAGGAACTAACTGGTCAATGTATCATCAATCTTTAGGTAATACTAAAGCTATGGTTTTTACAGCTACAGCACCAAGAACTTCCGCTGTTTATTGGAATAACACATCTCCAACATCAAGTGTTTTTTCTTTAGGTAATGACCAAGATGTAAATGCTAGTGGATTTACTTATATTGCATATTGCTTTGCAGAGAAAAAAGGGTTTAGCAAGTTTGGTTCTTATACAGGTAATGGTTCAACTAATGGAACATTTGTTTACACAGGATTCAAACCTGCGTTTGTTATAATAAAAGATACATCAGGTGGAACTTCTCAAAGTTATCCAATTTTTGATAATAAAAGAAATACTTATAATCCTGAAAGTTTATATCTTTATGTAAATTCCAATGGAACAGAAGGTACTGAAACTAATGGTATAGATTTCTTATCTAATGGATTTAAAATAAGAAATTCTTTTGATTATACAAATACATCAGGTGCTACATACATCTACATGGCATTTGCAGAACAACCATTAGTAGGAACTAATAACGTACCTTGTACTGCAAGATAATTAACTAAAACAACAACAAACAAATTAACAATAAGGAGAAGTCGTAAATGACTAAAGCACGAGATATATCCAGTCTAGCCAACGGAGTACCTAACAGTCTAATTAATTTAGATAGTGCAGAGATACCAAATCTTGACGCATCTAAAATTACTACAGGCGAATTAGCAAATGCTAGAGTAGCTGATTTACCTGCAAGTAAAATTACTTCAGGAACTTTTGCTGATGCTAGGATAAGTCAATCAAGTGTATCTCAACACGCAACATCTTTTGATGACAGCAAGATACAACAAGACTTAATGGTTCTTGCTTTACAACAAGCAACTGATGCAAACAAAAGTGCATACTCTTTATCCAATTCTTTTATAGAGCAATTTGAAGATAGTTCAGGAATTGATGTTCAGACTAATACAGCCAGAGATGCTAGTGAGTATGTTAGTTCTATTGCCGAAAGTAGTTATGCAGATGGTGCTACATCTTTTGTAGATAGTTCTTCTTATAATAGAACTTTAACAAGAAATGGAAGTATTACTCATTCAACATTACAAGCAAAATTTGGAACTTCATCAATATATTTTGGAGCAGACCCAACAAGCAGTCCAAGATATATAAGTTCAGAAGATTCAGATAGCTACACACTTGGTACTGGCAACTGGACTATAGAATTTTGGACTTATGGAAGTCAAACTGCTGGAAATATAAACTCAGACCACCAACCTTTAGTTGCTTGGAATAATAATGTTTATGTTCCTTTTCAAATAGCGACAAGACCAAGTTCAACTTTAAAATGGTGGGGAAGCGGCGATGGTTCAAACTGGAATGTAGCTAATGAAGAAAGTTTAGGAACATTAGATAGTTCTTGGAGACATATTGCTATAGTTAGAGAAGGAAATACTTTCTCTGGTTATAATAATGGAATTAGAACTTCTACATTTTCTAATTCTAGTGCAATGGTAAATCCAACTAATGGACTTACAATAGGAAGGTTTCAAGGTTCAGATGTTTACCCAAGAGGTTTTATAGATAATATTAGATTATCAAATGTAGCTAGATATACAGCATCTTCTTCTTCTTTAACAATGCCTACAACTGCTTTTACTAGTGATGCTAACACTTTATATTTATTAAAATCTCAGTTAGGAGCAACTAGTGCCACAGGTAACTTTACATCAGTATCTAAGACAGCTCCAGCAACAGTTTCTAAAATGGGGATTGTTGTTCTTTATAAAAATAATTATGGAACAGCTACATTAAATACAGATTTAGTTGCACAAGTATCAGCTAATAACGGAACTGATTACACAACAGTTACATTAACTCCAAGAGGAACATTTAGTTCAGGAATTAATATTGCAGTTGCTAATAACGTAACAGTTACTTCAGGAACATCTTGTAAATATAAAATATCTTTTGCAAACCAAAGTGCTGGAGTTAAAGAAACTCAAGTGCATGGAATAGGATTACTTTACTAACTCAAAAAGACCATAAGTCTTTTAAACAACAAAAACATAAGTAAAATATGGTAAAAAAAGTATATCAAAACCCTAGCGGTGGTTTAAACGCAAAAGGTCGAGCATACTTTAATAGAAAAGAAGGTTCTAATTTAAAAGCACCAGTTAAGTCTGGGGTTAACCCTCGCAGAGTTTCTTTTGCGGCTCGTTTTGCTGGAATGAAAGGTTCTTTACAAGATGAGAAAGGAAGACCCACACGTTTAAAATTAGCACTTCGGGCTTGGGGCTTTGCCTCGAAAGAAGCTGCTAGAAATTTTGCTAATAGACATAAAAAATCTTAACCATTAATAAATATATACACATGAAAGGAAGACAAGGACTCTACGCTAATATTAATCGTAGGAAAAAATTAGGTATATCTAGACCTAAATCTAAATCAACAATATCAGCTAAAGCATACGCTAATATGAAAGCTGGTTTTCCTAAAAAATAATTATGATACCCTATACTTTTGAAGAAGTACAGTTTTTAAACAAACAACCAAAAAAGGAAACAACTATGTTCACACCTAAATTCGAAATACCTTCATACGAAGACGCTAAGAAAGCCGTTGAAAGTTATGTAGGACAAGTTCAGAAATTTTGGGCGGACGCTTTTAAAGACTGGTCAAAGTCAGTAGAAGTGTTTTTTCAAAATAACAAAAAGTAAATAAACAAACAATAACTAAAAGGCGACTACTATGGCAAAGAAGAAAAAAGAAGTGTCAGTTATAGATTTGATTGAAGAAATTGAAGATAAATTGGCAGAGTTAAAAGACAAAGTAGACGATCAACAAGACGACTTCGAGGACACAGATTTTGAAGATGATGATGTGGATTTCGATGAAGAAGACGAAGACTAGTTAAATATTAAGTAGTCGGTTGTTACTTGTTTAGATACAGCCGACTATTAAAATTAATATGAAAACTAAAAAAAGACGTTTAACAAATAAAAAAGATCAATTTAACAGTAATCTTTTAGTCCATATCTTAAAAGATATGAACACTAAAATAGCACACATACACACAGACATAACTAAACACGGTGATGATATAGTTGAATTAAAACAACAAATTGCTATGTCTAAAGGTGGTTTAAAAGTTTTAATAGGAATTGCAGCTATGTTGGGGACTATATTTACAATATGGCAATACTTTTTAGGAAAAAATGGCTCGTAGAAATTACAGATTAGAGTATCAAAAATATCAATCTTCAACAGAAGCTAAACTAGATAGAGCATCTAGAAATAGAGCTAGACGAAATTTAATGGCACGTGGAGTTGTTTCTAAAGGTGACGGTAAAGACGTAGACCACAGAGATAGCAACCCACAAAATAATTCTCCTGATAATCTAAGAGTAACTTCTAGAAAATTAAATAGAGGAAAATTTAGAGTTCAATATAAACGTTAATAAAAGGATAAACATATGTGGTGGAGTATATTACCAACAGTTTTAAAAACTGGTGCTGAGATTTATAAAAACCATAAGACATCAGAACTATTAGAATCTGAAGCAGAACGTAAATACTATGAACGCATGGCTCGTGGTGAAATAGAATATCAAAGAGATGTATCAGATCAACAAGACAAGACTTGGAAAGATGAAGCAGTCTTAATAATCGTCTGTATCCCCATAGTTCTTTTATCGTATGCTATTTTTACTGATGACCCATTAATCAAATCTAAACTAGATTTATTTTTTGATTACTTTGGTAAATTCCCAAGTTGGTATCAATGGTTAATAGTAGGTATCTTCGGTGCAATTTACGGGCTTAAACCCACATTAGATATATTCAACAAAAAATAATGATCGAAAGATTAAAAGATTTAATAGCAAAGAATTTTGCTAATAAAGAAATAGAAAAGAAAAATAATACTTTATTAAAAAGTAGAAAAGAAGTTGAGATTAATGGTAATGGAACTTCTGGTTATGTTATTAAAGAAGGTGAACATAAAGGTACAGTTCTAGGTCACATTAAAAGAGATAAACCCATAATAGAATAATAATATGTTTTCAATGCTACAAATTTTAAATAAATTAAATTCAGTATTGACTAGAATACTATGGAATTTAGAAAGTGAAAAACGAGCTAGACGAATAGTAAGATTTAAAAAAGTAATAACTAAAAGCAACAAATTTAAAAAGAAATAATTATATGACTAACAATTTTCCTTACAAAAAAATCAAAGGAGAATTGCATTGGCTAGATGCTAAATCTAGAACTGGTTGGTCTACTAAGGAAGATATGAAAGAATTAAAACCAGCTACTTGTGTTACTAGTGGTTGGATATTTGAGGAGACAAAAGATTATATTAAAACATTTTCTACGTACTCTTTAGATGATGATGGAAGCATTGAGTTCGGGGAAATAGTGGTTATACCTAAACAATGGATAATTAAATAATGTATAATATAATTATTTGGTTAGCTTTGTTTGTTAATGGATTTGATGAAATGTTACCAGTATACAATCCAAATATTTCATTTAAAGATAAACAATCTTGTGAGCAGTTTATTAAAAATAATTATTCTGCAATATCTTTAGATATAGAAAAACAATTTCAATTCCAAAAAGAAATACAGTTAAGAGAAATTGTAACTATGGAATGTATTGTAATTGGTGATAAAATATGAAATATAAAAACTCAAAACAAAAGTATTATTGTATATGGAAACTTTGGGCTGGTTTTTGTTCATTGTTAAATAATTGTAAATGTAAAACTAAAGAATGTAAATGTCAGAAAAAATTAAAAAACTAGAAGATCTACACGAGTTGTTAGCTAAGACTCTACTAGATAAAATCAGAGACCCAGAAGTTAAAAGTTCAGATTTAAATGTAGCCCGTCAATTCCTAAAAGATAACAATATAGACTGTATTCCAAAGCAAGGAAATTCAATAGGCAAATTAGCCGAGGAATTGCCCTTTAAACTTGAAGATTTACAAGATATAGTGCAGGACAAGGAATACAACTAAAGAACGCATATACGTGCGTTTAAATCGGAAATAGAGGCTATTTATGAGTGATGTAACACGTGATTTTAGAAACTTCCTATATTTAGTGTGGAAACACCTCAATATTGAGCCTACCCCAGTCCAATACGATATAGCCGATTTCTTACAAAAAGCTCCTCGTAGAAGTGTCATACAGGCATTTCGAGGTGCAGGTAAATCTTGGATATGTAGTGCATTTGTTTGTTGGAACTTATTACGTAACCCAGATTTAAAATTCTTAGTCGTATCTGCTTCTAAAAACAGAGCCGATGACTTTAGTACATTCACTAAAAGATTAATTAGTGAAATGGATATATTAAAACACCTTACACCAAAGGCAGACCAAAGAGGCAGCAACGTGTCCTTTGATGTCGCTTTGTCAAAAGCATCTCACGCACCTAGTGTTAAGTCAGTTGGCATAACTGGACAGATAACTGGTTCAAGAGCTGATTTTATTATTTCAGATGATTGCGAAAGTTTAAACAACTCATTGACACAAACAATGAGAGACAAGTTATCAGACAGCGTAAAAGAATTTGAAGCCGTATTATCTCCTAATGGTAAGATTGTATTTCTAGGTACACCACAGTCAGATATGAGTTTGTATAACGAGTTACCAACTCGTGGATATGAAGTTCGTATATGGACTGCACGTATGCCAGAAACTAGTAGGATTATTAAATATGGTAATCGGTTAGCTCCGTTTGTTATTAATAGTAAACTAACTAGTGGTGAGCCTATAGACCCAAAAAGATTTACTGATATAGACCTAAAAGAAAGAGAAGCCTCTTATGGTCGTTCTGGGTTTGCTTTACAGTTTATGTTGGACACTACATTGTCCGACAAAGAAAGATTTCCACTTAAATTGTCTGATCTAATAGTTATGGATATAGACAATAAGATAGCACCAGTACAATTAGCTTGGGCTGGTTCTCAGGAATATGTTTGTGATGATTTACCTAGTGTCGGATTTACAGGAGACAGATACCATAAACCTATGTTTGTGTCTAATGAGTTTGATGCTTATAAAGGTTCTGTTATGGCTATTGACCCTAGTGGTAGAGGAAGTGATGAACTAGGTGTTGCTATTATCAAACAACTAAACGGAAACCTATACCTACATACTTGTAAAGGACTACAAGGTGGTTATAGTGAAGCTAATTTAATAACTCTAGCTAAGATGGCTAGAGACGCTGAAGTTAATATGGTTATTGTTGAGAGTAACTTTGGTGATGGTATGTTTACACAATTACTTAAACCAGTAATTAATAAATACCACCCAGTCACTATTGAAGAAGTTAGTCACTCTAAACAAAAGGAACTAAGGATAATAGATACCTTAGAACCATTACTTAACCAACACCGACTAATTGTTAGCCCACAGCTTATACGTGCTGACTTTGATACAAACGACCCACACTACCAACTGTTCTACCAATTAACTAGAATCACTAAAGATCGTGGTTGTCTTCGTAATGACGATAGACTAGATGCTTTGGCAATAGGTGTAGCCTACTGGATTGAACAACTGTCGGTAGACAGTACAAGACAAGTAGAGGATTTTAGAGATAGGAA